TAGTAGAAAAGATAGTGGCACGTCAAATCCCGGTGGGACGTAGTCTAGTATCTCCCCCGGATCAATAGAGCCACCGATTTCTATACCAAAAAACTCTATTGCTGCTGATAAAACAGGGAACTCTTGAGACGATGTAGGTGCTTTGCCCCAAGGGCCATGGTACCTCACATCTACACGGGTACAAACACATCGACTACTTAGCCAAGCACCAACTTGCAATACCAACGTCGGGGGGACTTTCGGTGTATTTGCTTCACTATAATCAGGGTAGACCCAACTCCGAACAACACGTATTGGGTCTATTACATCTGCTTTAGGGTCCGTTGTAGCAGCAAAAGTAAGGGGAATATTAAAAATTCTCGGACTCGAACCAGCATAACCAAGTACCGGCTCTGATCTACCTAAGATAGGAGTGTTTTGATAGTTTGCAGTTTTACTTTCAGTAAACATTTGGGGCATGTATTTAAAATTAATACGGTCGCCGGTAGTTAAATCGAGTAAGAAAGCATCGTCGTTATCTGATACCGTGAACGTAATTGGGCCAAAAGAAATTGATCTGTCCGACATCAGTTAGCCCCATTACCCATATGTTGTAGCTGAGTGGCAGTAGCAGATGGGTTCCCTCCAACCCTAGTTGCATTATTTTGACTTTCAGCAATGCGTACTTGGGTTGACGTTTGATTTTCTACAGCTGATTGGACACCTTTCATCGCTTCAATCAACTCGGAGTTTTCTGAAGTCCCATCTACCTGCTGCAATCCGCTTTTACTTCGATGCTCCGCTATCATTTTTTCACGGTCTGACCTTAAAGCAAGGATTTCTTCTTTACTACTGAATGTCCCCTCAGCGATTGGTTTTGTAACCCGACGCATCGCCCCAGACTCTTCATCCCTCTCAAGGAAGGCGTATTCCGTCATCTTCTCTTGAGGCCTGTCTTGTGTCTGGCCTAAAGCACGGTTACCTCGACCGCCGCGCCTCGCACGGTTGCGCCTCGGTCGCGCAAATGGCTCAGAGAGGCTAGCGAATTGAGTGTCAGTTGTTTCACGAACGTTTCCTTCAGCGTCTTCATAACCAAGGATTTCATCGGTATCAGGGTCAATTAAAGGTCGCTCTTTAGTAGTACCATCAGCCCGTGTAGCAGGTGGTGTGCGCGGTTTTGTTTCTTCTTCCTTTTCCTCTTCTCCAGACCCAAAGAAACCTGCTACACTGTCGATTATACTCCCAGCAGTATCAACTACAGCCCCAGTAGCCTCCATCGCCTTTTCAGTGACCGCCATGGCAGTACCGAAACCCGGAATTTTTTGAATGTTCTCGACTATCCAATCAACGACGCTTTTGAAAGTTTCTATTAGTTTGTCCTTGACGTTGTCAAAAAATTCGTGTGTTGCGTTAATGCCTTTAGTTACCCCCTCCTGAATCCAATCAGCTATACTAATAATGGTTTCTTTAGCACTTTTAAACATACCCTCCCAGTCTACACCAGCAGCCCACTCCCCTAGACTTGAACCAAGGCTCTCACCAAGAGTTGCACCTACTTGGGCCCCTATCATTGTGCCTATTGGGCCAAAAGCAGAACCTAACGCACCACCTGCGGCACCGCCGACAGCCATGCCAACACCACCACCAACTGCGCTAAATTTATCTTCTTCGGTAGCTTTCGGGTCTTCAAAAGTACTTCTAATACTACCAGCGGCCTGAAGCGCCCCCATACCGAGACCAACAGCCCCTCCAAGCTTAGCACCTCTTCTGAGATTCATTCTAGCCTTCTCACGAAAAGTAGCTTCTCTAGTAACAGTTCTAACAGCATCCTCAGGTAAACCTACATAAGAGCTTCCGGGGATGGGGACTTGTTCCGTGATTGTCTTAGACCCCATGCCAAGGCCTTTTACTAACGCACCCCCACCCGGAAGCTTACCAAGTGCACCAGCAAATTTTGATATTGCGCCCACACTAAAAGCAGCTGCTATAGCGGCACCAATTCCTTTGAGAATACCCGGCAGTTCATTAAATTTATCTGCTATTTTACCAACGATTTCAAATGCGGCATCAATGCCATTTAAAAAGTCTGCTAACGGCTCCCTAACAATATTAGAAATTGATTCAAATACTCGAACAACTTTTGTGAAGATTTTGTTCCAAGCACCCCCTACGGTGTTACCCCACTCTCTCCAGACTTTATCTAATATTTCTCCTCTTTCTTTGGCCTCGGCCATGCGTTTATTGTACTCTTCCATCTCATGTGTAAGAGATGTGCCATTTTCCTTCATGCGTTGGATACCGCCGATCAAAGCTTTTACGTCATCTATAGAGCCACCAAATAACTTTTGAAGGTGATCAGCTGGCATATTAAGTACTAGTTTTTGCGTACCTTCATCCATCTGATCGAGCAGCTTAACCATCCCGGTTGCATCGCCCTTGGCCAGCTTGCTTAAGCCATCGTACAGTTTCCTAGAATCGCCATCGACGGCACCAAGGATTGCCTTAAATTGATTAAAACTTACGTTTAAAGGCTCTATGGTTAGATTAGCAAGCGCATTCGTGAGGTCTTGTGCCACACCATTTGACACCCCACCTACTTCTCTGAAGGTACTCTCTATGACGAGTAACTGGTTCCCTAAGTTTTGTACAGCTTCTTCAGCAACCTTTGGATCTTCTCCAAGTTTAATCATGCTCTCTCTCATTTTAGAGAGGGCCTCTGAGTTCCTTCCAATAGACTCAGCCATCTGATCAAAACTAGTACCAAATTGCTGTCTAATAACTACAAAACTATCACCGAGAGACTTAGCCGACTCCTCAGTAGTGACTAATCCTTTTTGCCTAAGGGCCTCTAGTGTTGACTGTGCTTTCTGTGCTTCAACACCAAAAACTTGTCCCATCTTTGTAGATAATTCACCAAAGCTAGTAGCTAGCTCTAAGTTGTTGTTACCCGCATCAGCTGAAATAGCTAAAAGATTATTCATTGCGGACGCTGTCGAGTTAACACCCGCAGCAGCTTTTTGAGAGGAGTCAAAAATTTCGTCTTTAGTCTTGTTGAATCTTTGACCTAATTGGAATAATTGCTCGTCAAGCTCGACGGTTTGTTCAATAAGAGCTTCAATACCAAAAGCAGCTAAAAGGCCAGCCGCGAGGCCCTTTAACTTAGGGCCGAAGTCAATCATGTCAGAGAGCTTGTCGTTAACATCTTCGATGTCATCACCAAGGCTCTCAACCGAAGTGCTGAACATGTTAGTCTCTTTGTTGAGGTCACTAATGCCTTGACGTGCCTGAACAAAGCCCTCGTTCATCTTCTTACGCTGTTTCTCTAGCTCTTGGTTGAGCTTCTGAGCGAATTTGCTAGCGTCTTTAGATGCTGCTCCGGGGATACCTACACCGGGGTTCTTATCAAGTTCTTTTACTAACTGACCTAAAGAATCGAAGGTCTTATTGAAGTTCTTTTGAGTTAAGCCAACCGATTTCTCAATCTCGGTCGCGAGGCCCTTCATACTGGTCTGAAGTTGACGCAACTGGCTCATTGCTTCAGAGCCATCAATACTAACAAGGAACTGCATCCCTTTATCAGTAACGTTTACGCCATTAGCCATAAAAACTCACAAACCTTTGTACACCTATAATAACAGTTACTAGGGGCCTATAGGTGTACTTAAGAGGCCTGAGACGGCCCCTTTTCTGTTTTCACTGTAGAAGTCCTTTTTGGCGGGCCTGTTCCGGGGCCCGGCACAAATTTGGCAGGTTGCCCACCCCTAATGCGGTCTCTAGGATCTTTTGCTCCATACGCCTCACCCTTCATAGAGGGCCTCATTAAGTCATTCCTACCAGACGTAAAGCCATCAGCAGGCTTTCCTGAAACATTACCTTTTGCCTTTTCATGTTGCTCTTTTTCAATATTTCTTTGCTTTAATAATAACTCTAAAAATGCCTTCCTTTCCCAAGGTGGCATTCCTTCAACATCTCCATAAGTAATTCCGGGGACATTGTAGACCAAGGCGAATTCTTCCTCATAAATAGCGGACGCCTCGGTTCCCGCCGGGACGAAAAAACTCAATCTGCATTGGCAGCATCATTACTCCGCTGTATCCACACTTGGGGCACCGGTACTCAATATCAGTATCTACACCGCAATCATTCTCTGAAAGAGCGTTTCGGATAGCCACTCCATCCCTGGCAGGGAGCTTCTCATACAACTCACAGATTTGCTTCATGGATTCAAGGTCAGAGTTAACAATCTCTGCCTCTTCATCCTCTGGGTTTGGGTTAATCGAAACGATCTGTTTGGCAATGCGGTACGTGTAAACTGGGTCACCTTGCTTCTTTGCATTAGTGTTTCGATAAGCCCTCTCAGAGAAACGAGCGATGTCTTTTTCATCACTACCTCTGAGCAGCTTTAGTTTCACGACCCACTTGGAGTACGGAAGTTCTACTTTAATAGGCTCTTCAAACTCATCTTTTAAATAAATAACTGAAAGATCTTCAGGTATCTGAACTTCGTGTCGGGACTTGGTGTTACACCCTTCGCACTGAAGAGCGAATTCGTAATCTTCTCCAAGTGATACAGCGCGGATCGCCATAATTAAATAGGCGCGGTCACCTACTAGAAAGTCATCCGCTTTCATGGTGCCCGCGCCTTCAACGCAACGATTAATTAATGTGTCAATAATCGACATCCCAGCATTAGTACCGGCAGACGCGATCATTTTCTCTTCACGAGTTGTCATTGGCATGATTTGAACTTTGCCGCCAATGACCTGACCATCGTAAAGTATCCCTTTAGATGGTAACGTAACTTCAGAACCTAAACCGAAAATTTCTCTATCCACAGTTATCTCCTTACAGGCCTATGGTTAACAGTTATAAAATAAAGAGGGCCCTACTTATCAGAGCAGGGCCCTCTTATTTGAAAAAGCAATATAGAAGCTTTCTCCTTTAATCAAACAATTTTTACAGAAGTGCTTCTGCTCTATCGTACCTGATCGCTAATTCAATCATAACTTGACCAGGCGATGTCATGTCAAGCCCGTTAGCAGCAGCATTTACACGAATTGGCCAACACCCTAAAAGTTTCCATTGACGCTGAAACTCCGTATTTGTTGCACCGGCAGATTCGTCGTAGTTAGGCGGGAATAATATAATACTAGCTTGTTTTTTGTAACTCGATGCAAGACCAATCGCACCAGTTGCAGGGTCGTAGACTTGACGACGCCATTCAAGCAACTGACCAGCAACGTCCTTGTCAATAAAGTCTCGACAGATTAAACCACCGGGCTCCCAACGAGCCGGACCGGCAACGTACACAATTTCGTTACCATATGGGATAGGAACTTCTTCGTTATAACCTGTAGGTAAAAAACCTTGCACGAGTGAGAGGGCGAGTACTTGCGAGTCGGCGTCACCGCCGATACCAGAAACCTCGAAGGACCAGTTATGTTGTCTTTGAGGTTCAAACCCGCCGGACTGCGTGGCTAAATGTTGAGTTGCTCTTGTATATAGTGGCATGACTTATACCCCGTAATTTTTTATATTAAAGAGAGCCGGTCGTTGTCGTCTCAGTGAAATCACTAGTCTGCGAAGTCACAATAAAATTCAAGATGATGATTTCGGCAGTCTTGGTGGGCTTGATAAAAATGTCACCAACAGCTTGGTTCTGCTCAATGATATCAGGCGTGTTAGTTGTTTCGTCCATCACGACTCTGTAATCAACAATACCACGACGAGCTTTTACCCCGTCAAGAATCGGGCTGACGATGTTATTAAACTTACGCCACATGGTCGAATCATTTTGTTCAAAGACAAGACCAACAGCGGCTCTGTCAATTACCCTCCTCAAGAAAATAAGTAAGCGTCGTACATTAATTCTATCCAATGCTGTTGGAAGACGCTGTAGAGTACGCTGTCCCCAAACGACAACGCCTGAACCCCGGAAAGTTGCAATTGGATTGATTGCATTGCCCTGTGAGTACATTGCATCGCGCTCGCCTAAAGTTGGACGGAATTGAGCTTGAAGGATGTTCTTTACAGTGCCACGGTTTAAACCTGCCGGTGCAAACCATTGCTCGCTAGCGTAATCACTTTGAGCAAATACCTCAGCAGCAATTCCTGAAGGTGGGATGTAAAGCTTTTGAGAATTTAGACCATCCATGATCTGAACCCATGGCCAAAAGAGTGCGGCGTAGCTAGAGTTCAGGGAAGTTGTTGGCGCATCGACTAGGCCTGAAACACCGTTGTGCCACTTAATGACACCGTCAGCGCTTTTAATACCACCAGTACCGGCACCGTCTGGACCTCCTTTAGAAGGTGGATCTACTAGTGCAACACAATCACCTCTTTTTTCAGCCACATCAATTAAAGTAGTAACAACTGAAGCAGTAGATACACCGGGCACTGCTAAAAGACTTATGTCTGTAGTTTCAGTGTCTCTAAAGATCTGTAACCCACTAGCTTCTTGGACAGCGTCCTTTACTTTGCCAATATAAAGTGCATCTTTTTCAGCCGTAGTTGCACTAGTTGATGGAAGTCCGTCTAATCCACCAGAAAGACTAATACCTGTAACAGTGTTAGTGTTGGCTGGTAGTTGCTGTCCCGGTAATCTACTTAGTACCCAAGAAGTATTAGCGACATTCGTATCTCCCCATTGAGAAACAGGTATCGACCTAGTCAAACGAAGGTCAGTTATTGTTGCTTCAGTATCCGTTGAAGCAATTTCTTTACTTAAGTAAATATTAACATGGCTAACATCAGT